TTCTTCCTTTCTATCCAAAAACATTCGCATATTACCTTCAGCCAAAGATACATATACTCTTACCTTATCCCATATTTTAGGATTAGCATTGGGAGAAGTAAAAAATGCTTCAACATACTTTCCTCTTTTACCAGGATAGGTTTTCATCCCCGTCTGCGCCAATTTTCTTATTACTCCATATACATTTTGCTCTCTAATAGGTCTCCCTTTATACGCAAATCTTGCGCCAATAGCAGCTGCTATCACTCCTTCAGCAACATCTCCCTTCGTCCAATGATCCGAGGGTTTTAAAATATCCCCAAAGAAAATAAATTCTACTTTAGGATTTTGTTTTACACCCAGTTTAAGTGCTACTGCTTCTTCTTGAGTGGTACCCTGGGGAGCTAATGCCCTAAATTTCTGAATAGCTTCTAAATTGGCACGATTATTTCTTATACGTACTTGATTAGGTTTTTTCGAAATTTCTACGACACTATTTGTGGTCATAGAATCTTGCACCAGTTCCACAATAGGGAGAACATATTTACCCATGTTCCCCTTTGAAGTTTTGGCCAATTTTTGAGGCATTACAATTTACTTATTGCGCCTTAATTATATTGAGGATCACGCACATGCTTTGTCTTCTCACTCTTCTTACCTCTTTTCTCAGTAGTAGATCCCTTAGCATGTTCCCAAGGATCACCTGACCTTTGAGCAGATCTCTTCATCTTCTTACGTTCAAATGCAGCATAGTCACGCTCTTTCTTAGCAGCTTTCTTCTTACCATGCTCACTGTCATAAGTTGCAGCATCAGTTCCTTTCTTGGATCTGTACATATCAATGACTGCTGCTACCTGATCATAAGTATCATTCTCTTTGAGAGCTTCCTTAATTTCTTCCAAATCTTCAGGACTCAACTCATTTGCCATAATATATTCTGCATCTTGAATAGTTTCAGCAACTTCACTAATCATTAGGAGTCCAACTACTTCCCCAAAGAAATCCAATTCTTCAGAAACTTTAATTCCAGGGAATTTCCTTTCCACTGCCGCACGAACCTTTGCTTTTTCCTCAGCAGTACCATGCTTGGCAACCATTGCTAGTGCCATACGAGCATGCTCTTTATCCGGAATAGGATAAGAACCCGCTTGCTTACCTTGAGGGCCTTTACCCTTTCCAGGAAGTGCAAAATCACTATCTGGAAGTGCTCTTCTTTCCTTGGCACTTAAATCTTTTTCAAGAACAAATTCTTCTTTCTTGACTTTATTTTTCTTCTTCTTAGGATTAGGAGAACCAAAGAGATCATCATCCTCACGATCCTCTTCTTCCTCTGCCTCAGGAGATTCGGCCTTTCCTTCAGTATACATTGACTTGTATAGTGAATTTAAGTCTGCCAACTCTTTCATTAAGCCCATGGGAACGCTCTAATACTATTCTATAGTATATTTATAAAGCAGAAACCTTTCCAATAACCCAGGATCTTAAATCATGTCCCCATATTTTCACTTCAGTATCAATATTGCTATCAGGAGGAACTATTAAACAAAAACCAATACCTAAATTAAAAGTCTTTCTCATCTCTTCTTCTGATATATCACCTGCCTTTGCAATCGTTTTAAAAATTTCTGGACGTTCCCAAGACTCATAATCAACATCAACAGTCATATCTTCTGGAAGACACCGTGGGAGATTCTCTACTATACCCCCACCAGTAATATGGGACATACCATGAATAGGCCTTTTCTTCCTAAGAAGATACATTATTAGTGGTGCATAGATGGTTGTAGGGGTAAGTAATTCTGGATAATCTTTATAAAAAATCTTATGTCTGAATAACATATCATTAATCAAACTATATCCATTACTATGCAATCCACTACTTTCTATACCAATAACTAAATGTCCTGGTTCTATCTTACTACCATCAATTATCTTATCTTCTTCTACTATACCAGTACAAAATCCTGCAAGATCATAGTTAGTTTGCCTTGGGTGTTCTGCAGTCTCTCCTCCTAAGAGTTCCATACCTGCTATTTGGCATCCCTTAATAACACCCTCCATAATTTCATCCAAATTATCATCTATCTTCTGAGTAGAAATATAATCTAAGAAATATAACGGCCTAGCACCACAGGTAATCACATCATTGACACACATGGCAACAAGGTCTTGACCTATAGTTGTATAGTCATAAGCAATACGACATAGATTAATCTTAGTACCAACACCATCAGTACCAGATACTAATACAGGATTCTTATATCGGGATGGGATTTTCATCAACCCATTAAAACCACCTATAGTAGGTGCTTTCTTTTTAATCTTCTCTACAAAATCCCTTCCTGCTTCAATATCAACACCAGAAGATTTATAATCCATTAACCCCCATCAATCTGACACCCCACCATAGCACCTCCGAGGATGCCAGTAGGAATTGCCCACCATCTATCCTTTCCACGTGAACCAAATCCTGCAAGTCCACCACCTAACAATGCACCAGCAATAGTTCCATCAGAACAATCATTGGTATCATACTCTACTACTGTTCTACGAATAACTTTACTTCCTACTACATCTTCACCACAAGGAACCTCAATAGTTTCCTTGGAAGTCTTCACATACCCCGGATCAAACTCTGTACCTGGTACATACTCTTCTTTATACACACTCTTATAACAAGTACGACTCTTAGAATATCCTGGCTGCCGTAAAGTCCCATCTTCCCATACTTCTGCTGCTACAGCAGGAGTACATCCCATAGGCAATACAAGTAAAAATGCTAGTATTCTTTTCATAAATCTCCCTTTACCCTGTTCTCTGATTTATATACATCAAACTCTCCACCCGGATAACGTGCTTTAAGTTTCTCAACATTCATTTCAATAATTTCATCGAAGGTAGTATCAAGTGCCATACATGCTTGTGCAATATACCAACAGATATCCCCCAACTCTCTCTTCATATGAAAGACATTATCTTCATTATAGGGTTTACCTTGTAGAATAATCTTCTTTACTACCTCAGTAAACTCACCTGCCTCAGCAGTTAATCCTAGAGCGGCGGTAAGGAGATGAGAAACATCACAATCATTTTCCACTTCCAACTCAGTTATCCTTTTAAGAAGTTGTGCAAAATCCTTACTGGGATCGCTAGTAACACCATCAACAAAATCCAAATATCTCTCAGTGTCAACTTGTTTTGTCATCTTCTAAAATCCTATCTAGTTGTGAAATAATTTTACCCAATTGCTGATCTAATTTAAAACCCAATTGCATAAGGATATTGATAAATTCTTTGGGATTTTTATCTCTATTCCTATTAATTTGGTCAACATAATTCTGATATGCATCAGTATCAAAAGGAGGTTCAGTCATAATTCTTCTTCATGAGAAATCTTAGATAAACGATATGTAAATCCTTCTCCTTCATGCAATTCGCATATAGTGATAGCGTCTTTTTCCGCTCCACAATCGGCATACTTATTGCCCTCAGCATCATAGACTGAGTAATAATCAGAACTTAAAACCATCGAATGATTTCTTTGCTTTTTTCTCATCAAAAGTATACTCTTCTTCTTTACCGTTGTCAACTATATCTTCCTGGGCACTTTGTTCACAATCATACAACCTCATCTTGGCTCTATCAATCCCAACTACGAATCTCTTATGAATAGTGGGATCATTATACCGATTCTTCAATTGCTTCACCATAATCTGATTCAAACCCTCCAAGTCTTCTGTAGAAATAAGGGCAAACATAAGGTCAGCAGTAGCAGGGAGTCCAAAAGATTCAGAGGTGTCAGTAAGGTCGACATCAGAACTACCGTAGCCGCTACGAGTAGTTTGAGTGGCAGATACAATCGGAAGGTTCGCCTCAACTGCGAGACCCCGTAATTCTTCTGCGATTGCTTTGATGTAGGAGTAGGAGTTAACACTGGAATTGTTTCTATACCGGGAAGAAGCACAAATATTCAAATAATCTATGAATATTATATCAGGTCTGAAAGATTTTTTCAATGTCAATTCCTGAAGTAATGCTTTAAAGTGTCCACTATGAGCCGAAGCAGTAGGATACTCTTTAACAATTAATGTACCCCGCGTCTTTTGTGCAAGGTTAGTTACCTTGCTCTCAAACATTTGTTTAGGAAGATCCGTTATGTCTTGAATGTTGACATTAAGTAAATTAGCATCGACCCTTTCCGCAATCTTCTCCTCTGCCATTTCGAGAGTAATGTAGAGGACATTTTTTCCCTGGAGCAAAGCTGCGCTTGCCACATGACACATGAATAAAGATTTTCCAACTCCTGTGCCAGCCAAAGCAATGTTGAGAGTCTTATTTGGTAAACCGCCTTTCGTAATTTTATTGAAGAATTCGAGATCAAATTCAATCTTATCTTCCTTCCTATGGTACGATTCATATCTTTCTTCATAATCAATTAAGTAGTCATGTCCAATATGAGTATCAAAAGATACTGCAAGAGCATCTGATAAAATAGAGGGAATGGCATCCCTTCCTTTTGACTCATCCTTCTTTCCATCAGCAAGTTGTATGGATTCCATCAGTGCCAAATATATAGCACGATCCCTACACCACTTTTCAGTAGTATCAACTAACCAATTAAATTCAGAAGGTTCATCTTCTAGTCCACCAATTAACTGAGTTATCTCTTTAAAAGAAGCATCATTAATATCTTGACGTTTCTCTGTCTCAATGCATAAGACTTCCTTGGTAGCAGGTTCATTATATTCAATAACAAACTTTGATATCTCTTCAAAGACTACCTTCTGATTATAATCCTCAAAATATTCTCCTTTAATAAAAGGAAGTACTTTACGAACATACTCTTCATTATATAAAAGGTTTCTTAATATAAGAAATTCAACTTTATCCATAATTAAAATTAACTACAACCCTCTGATTATGATTGGTAGAACTTACGGCAGTATGCACCATATTCGAATCAAATATCAACATTCTGTTCGCAACACTTTTTATTCTACGTCCATTTTGAAATTTAGTAAAGCCGTTATTGGTAGTAACATAAAAAATAGCACTAGTTAGATTAGAATAATCAATATGATATCCCGATTTCCGTGGGAAAAAAGTTCTGGTATTTAAATTAGCTTTAATATGTTGAAGATTTTTTATACCCAACTGCGAAACCAGGGGTTTGACAATAGAAAAAGTTGAACCACCAAAGTTATTCTCCTCGGCAGCATAAAATATATGAGTAAATTGAATTATATTCTCACAATCTGACCAATACCAAGGAAATTGATTACTTAAAAATATCTTACTAATAGATTGAAATTGATAATC